AAGTTTGATGAAGTAACAAAGAAAATCATTGAGCAGGTCGAAGCAGGTTCGCCCCCATGGATCAAACCATTTGGCGGCGGCGCATCACCTATGCCCAAGCGCATCACTGGCGAATGCTATCAAGGCATTAACATTTTGCTATTGTGGATGGAGCAACAGCCACAAGCAACATGGATGACCTACCGCCAAGCTAATGAGCTTGGTGCGCAGGTTCGCAAAGGTGAGAAAAGCACAAAGGTTTGCTATGCCGCACCAGTCACCAATAAGGATGATGAAACCTATCAGGTTTATAAATGGTATTCTGTATTCAATGCGCATCAGATTGATGGGTTGCCTGACCAGTATTATGTAAAGCATGACGAGTTCAAAAACCCTGACGCACCTGACGCAAACGCCGACACGTTTATAGAGAATAGCGGCGCATCAATTCGCTTCGGTAATACCAAAGCATTTTATATGCCAAGCCAAGACAAGATTGAAATGCCATCGTTTAATAATTTCAGATCAGGTCTGGATTATTACTCAACCATGTTACATGAGCTAACACACTGGACAGGTCATGCTTCAAGGTGTGACCGAAACTTTAGTCCAAAGCGCAAAGAGTATGCCATTGAAGAACTGGTTGCTGAAATGGGTGCGGCGTTTCTCATGTCGCACCTTGGCCTGACACCATCGATCAGACCAGATCATGCTAGCTATATATCTAATTGGCTACAGGCATTGAGCAATGACACCAAGTTTATTTTTTCTGCCGCATCTGCCGCATCCAAAGCGGCGCAGTTTGTCATTGATAAACAAACCAGCAAGCTTAAGGAGGCGGCATGATTACCGAAAAGCAAACACTGCATGAGTTTAATTATCGGGGAAGTGTAGTGACAATCAGTCACTGCATTTTCGTGAACAACCCATACCCTATGTCTCACTACGAAATCCAAGCTGTACCAGCCGTACCGCTACCCATGACAGAGACAGGCTATAAGTCTCTTTTCATGCCGTACTATGACCAAGATTTAGATCGCCTAAAAAAAGTGTCATCGACATGGAAAGAAGAATGCACCCACGAAATCCAACCGTCTTTATTTTAGGAGATAAAAATGAAACAACCACGCGTGTATCGGAGTAAGCATCCAAATTTTAAATTGCCGCGTAATCAGGTCATACCTGACAAGCGCGAGATTGCTTACAACAAAGCATATGCCGAAGCAGTAGCCGAAGGCATCAACTCAATGTCAGATCTTGATATAGCCATCACTGAAAAAATGGACGAAGCAGGTTTTATTAGGGGAGATGTTTAGATGCCAGCAGGTAAACCAGTAGATGTAATTGAATACCGTTGCACCAAACCAATACCACAATACAGATCGCAAGCGGCACAAATAGCCATGCGTTTAGAAGTAGGTGAACGTGTTGTTGTTGCTGATAGAAAAAGCGCAGAGCGTGTAAGAGACGCAATGCGCTATAGAAATATAGGTTATACGATCAGAAAAAATAATGATCCTGAGGATCATGCTGGCTATTCAGTTTGGCGTTTATCGTAATGCTTAATTACCTGCACGATCTGTCCTAAAACTTTAACGTCTTTTATCTTCAACATTTCTGGTGGCTGGCTGTTAATTATCATGCTGTTGTTATCCAGTTTTGTTGAAGCCGCCATTCTATTATTACGCACAAACAAAATGTAATCGCCTGGACTCATCTTAGAATCCTTACGAATTACTATTGTATCGCCAACTGAAATTACAGCAGTGGTACATTCAAAGTCTGATATATAGGCGGCAATATCACCATCAAGGTTGTACACACTCATAGCACCTGCACTTATAACTCCTTCTATAGATGCTCTATAAACAGGAACAACTCTAGATTTAGACTCGTTGATTTCCATAGCACGGCTCAACTGTGGTGATGAACCAGCTACATACACAAGTTTGGCTAGAGTCTTTGATGATGGTGTAAACTTAGCACCATTAAGAAAACGTGTTATATTTGTGGGGCTTGTTCCAGCTAACGTTGCCCAACGATTTGCAGACCATCTCCTACTATCCATTACTTGACGCATCCATACACGGATGGCCTTGGTTTCGTAATCTTCCATCTTTGGTTTCTCCGTTACAAAGAGGCAACATGTGATGCATAATAACATCACGGAAGATCAACCGCATCAGAATGGAATGCATTAAATCACAATAAAAACTATTGCACAATCATGCATTAATGCACTATCTTTTGCCTATGAAAAGCTATCTCGAACAATTAAGTGATGCCGCAAACGATGCAGGTATCGAACTATTACAAGCGTTTAAGGATGCTGGCATTCCGACAAGCACATTCTATCGTGCAAAAACTCGGACTGATTTGCACCTTGCTACGGCTGAAAAGGTTTATAATGCCATCAGAGTTTACGCATTACAAAGAACCGCAACAAATATCTAATAGCTGGCAGACTGTAGTTAATAGTTTGATACAGATCCGTCATGAGATTGGCATATCTCAGGAAGCGTTGGCTGACAGGATCGGATGCGCATCATCTTTGGTTCATAAGTGGGAGCAATACAAAAGAGTCCCATCTAATTTTCTTTTAATCTGCTGGATGGACGCACTTGGCGCGGAAATTAAAATCACAACGAGACAAGATAGGCAAAGCACAAACTTGCCAAGCATGTAGTGATGTAACGCCATGGTTTGTGATCTACACACACGGCGTAATTGTTTGCATTACCTGCCATGAGGAACAAAGATGGCAACATCTCAGCGCAATAAAGGAAACTACCACGAAAAATGGTGGGTCGAATGGATCATTTCGTGCGGCGCGAAAGCGAAAAGGCAACCGCTCTCAGGACAACTGGGTGGCGAATTTAGCGGAGACATCCGCATCCAAACCAAAACAAAAGCTTTAATAGCAGAGTCTAAATATCAAGCTACTGGCAGAGGTTTTAGTTTTCTAACCAAGACACATAAAGAACAACCAGCCGACATCTATCTTTTGAAGCAGAAGTCGGGACCAAACTTTGTGTGCATCGAAGCCAGCAATCCCATAGCCAAAGCCATAATTGGATGGCTAGCCAAGCAGTAGCTAGCCACCAATTATAGGTCAATCGTGTCACCAGTATCATGCATTTATGCTTGGTAATCTGTCAAGTATTGTGCAATACTGTAGCACTAATGCAGTACATTAAAGGAGTAGAACATGAACAATTTATACAGACCAACCGCTCCAATCACTAGCATCGATGCGGCTGAAAGCATTGATGTAAGTAGATTAGAGATGATTGTTTTAGAAGCCATTAAAAAATTAGATAGCTGCATTTCGGATGAAGTTCGCATGTATTGCAGTAAACATCATGGCATTGATACCTATTCATCTGTGACTGCTAGATTTGCATCACTTAGAAACAAAGGATTGATAACTTATTCTGGTGACATAAGAAAAGGTCATAGCGGTAGAGGTCAGCGCGTCATGGTGGCAACATGAGTAACGTTATCAATTTATTTTCATCAGATGATGAACCGCCTAATGACAGGCATAAATTTCTTAATGATGAAATGGTTATAGTTTTAGCCAGCAGAAAACTGCATGAAATGATTGTTGAGAAAAATTCTGGCGTTGATGATTGGGATGCTGATGATTTGAATTGCTTCAAGCAAGCAATCATTGAGCATATTGTTGATTGCGAAAGTGACACAGATACATGGGCTAACATTACTAAGAACATGCTTCGTAACATGATGCAGGAAAAAATAAATGTTTAGTCACATGGCAGAAGCTATGAAAATATCCAGCCTCGATGCGCTTACCAAATGGTTGTTGGTAAACATATGCGACCATGCAAATGAGGATGGTATATGCTGGCCTAGTCTTAACACCCTTGCTCGTAAAACCTGCATGTCAAAAGCTAGTGTTGCTAGAAAATTAAACCTGCTTGAGCAAGCTGGATACATATCTCGCAAGCAAACGCCATATGCTAGCACGACCTATCACATTGTCTCACTCAGAGACAACCCTGTGTCACAGGGAGACAGCCCCCCTGTCTCACAGGGAGACTGTAAGCTACCATCTTTAACCAACCATGAAGCACCTAAAGGTAGAGCAACGCTTGTACCTTTAGATTGGTTGCCAAGTGACAAGCTTAAAAACGAAATCAATCTTAGCCAAGATCTAAACGCAGAAGGGATAGTAAACCATGACTTTGAAACAGCTAAGTACATCGACCATTCCCACGCCAAAGGTAGAAAGCTTATCAACTTCGATGCAGGTTATAGAAACTGGTGTCGAAACGCTGTCAAGTTCGCAACAGCAAGCAGGACTGGCAAGGCTAATGGAAATAAACAATCCAATCCAAGCAACAACCAATCTGTACGCTTCCGTAAGTACCTTAATCAAGTCTCTTGAGGCGCGCCATACACAGGACTTTACTCTATTAGGTTACAAGATAGGTAATGAGGAGTTAAGCGACCTGTACAAGGCTCTAAGCTACGTTAATAAAGCATTGGTATCGCTTCCGCATAAAGAGATACAACAGCGCATAGCGGTTATGTGCAATGTCATTACATTAGCTAATAACTTTGATCCAGATATGCTTGCTTTGAGAGGCAAGGCACTAGCAGATGAGCTAGTCAAATACCCTGCTGATATTGTGGTGCATGCGTTTGAAGAAATAAAAAAGACATGCAAGTTTTACCCAAGTTTTGCAGAGTTTTATCAGCATATAGAATTTAGATATAGACCGCGTAGATTATTGCGTGATGAACTGCATAAATGCATTGCAATTAAAGAGCGTGATGCTAGAATGCTTGAATAATACAGGATGCGTTTGCTCCAGTCCGCACCTGTATTGGGGGTGTGTTTCGTTCTGCCAATAACGCACACCCCCTACTTACCAAGGAGATTGTTATGAATAGAAAAGGTTTTATCGGTGGGTCTGATTTGTACACTCTACAGCGTGGCGACTGGCACGACCTATGGGAAATAAAAACAGGCCGCAAAGAGTCAGATGATCTATCTGATTTATTCCAAGTACAGCTTGGTACACAAACAGAAATGTTTAACCTGCAATGGTTTGAAAAGAAGTCAGGTCATATCATCGAACAGCTACAGGCTGAGTATGAAATGAACTGGCAAGGCATTCCATGTAAAGGTCAGCTTGACGGTATCTTAGACAATGGTGATGGCATCGAGTGCAAGCATACAAATAGCCGCAAAGAAATGCGTGACATTCTTGATACCTATATGGGGCAGGTACAGTTTTATATGTGGGTGTCTAATCGTAATCGTATGCATATGTCTGTGATATTTGGCAACCAATGGGATACTTGCCTGGTCAAGCGTGACGACATTTTAATGACTAAGTACAAAGCAATGATTGCAGAGTTTTGGGAGTACGTCCGTACAGATACACCGCCGCCCAAAGATAAGACTGCTACAAAAGTTGATTGGAACCATGTCGAGATAGATGGCCTGATTGCTAGAGACGCAAGCAAAGAAAATTACTTCGTCGATACAGCACAAGAATACATCCAAACATTCGAGACAGCTAAGAACAACGAGTCTCTCAAGAAAGAACT